TTTTTGGTTGCTATCAAAACCCTTAACCAAATAATCGTAATAACCCATACAAGGTGTAGTTAGTTGATAATTGCCATTAGGTAGTTTTACATAATCGCTGCCTTGTAATACGCCATACAATGCTAATACATCTTTAATATTACCAACATAAGCCCCTGTGCTGCTTACTACGTATTGCTTATTACTAACCGTTACATTTTTAAAGTATGAAGTTGCAAACTTTAACTCTTTATTTTGCCCATAAAATTTAATTTCAAATCTTAACGAAATTTGCTTTACCCTTTGATTGTAATTTAAACTTTCAAATGTAGCCTTACGTTTCATTACAATACCATCTTCAGTACTATCCGTTAGGTTAAATCTTATAGCATCGTTATAGGTGCTATCTTGCCCAAAAACTGTTATCGAAACTAAAAGGCTAAGTGCTAATAATACTTTTTTCATTTTATGTTTTTTATTATTTATATTTTAATGTAATTAACGTATATATATTTTTAGTATTTTACTATTATTTTCTTTGGTTTTTTATTTAACTTCTTTACTAACTTAGCATTTTGCTTTTCAAGATTTTCAACCTTAGTATTTAATTCTTTAACAGCGTTTACAAGTGTTGCCATTATTGCTCTATCTTGTAAGGATAAGTAACCTTCTTTATTTTCGCCTGTTCCAAGTGGTATATTAGCTTTTACATTTTGTGCCGAAAACCCTGCGTAAGTTCCTTGCGTTTCCATCTTGCTTTTTTCATTCCATTTGTATTGGATAGGCTTTAATTGTAGTAATTCCTTTAATCCCGTTTTATAAGACTTTATATTTGTCTTTAAACGTTCATCCGATAACGATGTTATGTTACCACTTGCATCAAAGGTTGCTGCCCCTGCACCGTATCCAATAAATTGTATAATATTGTCCGCATTGCTACCAGATACTCTTATAGCTAAACTATTTGTTACATCACCTAAGTAGCAATCTGCTGGTGTGTTCACATTAAACCCTCCGCTAATCGACACATCACCTATCACATCTAAAGCTACTGAAGGGGTAGATGTGTTTATGCCAAATTTTACATTATGTGAATTGTTATCAGCATAGGTAACGTATGACTCATCTGTTTTAACATTTAATACATTGCCATCTAAATATGAGTTAAAATCACCAACATAATTATTTGTAGTACCATTAGATTGAAATCCACCATTACCTATTTGTGCCTTAAATTCAACGCCATCGTTAAATATTAAACTAGTACCACTTGTCATTAAGTTACTTGCACTTCCAAAAGCTATTTGTGTAGATGTAAGTGTAGGTGAACCAGTTGTATCTGCCATACTTAACTGACCTGTTGCATTTATCCGCAAAGCCTTAGTACCTACACCCGTTGGTAAACCACTTAACCTTACACCTCTTTTAGCAAATAAACCTTGTTGAACCGTTAACATACTATCTGGTGTTGCCGTACCTATCCCTACATTAGCACTATTTAAAATAGTCATAGCTTCTGTTGCACCGTTATTACCTACTTGGAAAATATGCCTTGCACCCGTTGCACCTACCCCCGTTGTTGTTTTAAACGTTAGTGGTGAGGTTGTTGTAGTACCACCAATTAATAAAGGTGTTGTAAGGCTTGTACTTGCCGTAGCCGTTGTAAAAGCACCCGTTGTTGCAGTTGTTGCACCCACCGTTCCGTTAATATTTAGTGATGCCGTTCCCGTAATATTAGTACCTACTAAAGCACTTGGAGTCCCTGCATTACCATTGTATAATACCACCGCACCTGCACTACCCGTATTCACTCCTAAAGCAGTTGCAACGCCCGTACCTAGTCCTGATATAGAACCAACCGCTGGTGTTATTGTTACATTTGCTGCCGCTGTAATTAAGCCCTTACCATTAACGGTATATGTTGGTGATTGTGTTGCACTACCAAACGAGCCTACATTAGTATTAACGGTTACTAAAGTTAAAGCGTTTGTATTATTTGCAGTCCCATTAAAAGTACTTCCTGCACTTGTTGCATCACCAGTTGTTGTACCTATTGTTCTAGCAGTTTGCAAAGCTGTTGCCGTTCCTGCATTACCCGTTATAGTTGTCTGGTCGCCTGTATTTGTACCGCTTAAATTAGCTACTGCTCCGTTTGCTAATAATGAGTTACCTATTGCACCAGCAGCCGTTGTAAAAGTTCCTGTAAATGTAGGGCTGTTAATATTTGCTTTTAAGTTTATCCTATTGCTTAAACTAGCGGTATCTATTTTTCTTAAATAGTTTGTAAGCATTGCAGCCGTATCACTTATATTGACTTTTAAATTTACTGCCGAAGTCTTTGCATAATTACTTAGCATAGCAGTTGTATCGCTAATATTAACTTTTAAATTTATTCTACTACTTAAACTAGCAGTATCTATTTTTCTTAAATAAGGTGTAAGCATAGCGGCTGTATCGCTTATGTTTACTTTTAAATTAATTCTATTTGATAAGCTAGTTGTATCGGTTGCAGTTGCTGCCGTCCATTTAGTACCATTGCCAGAATATAAAGTTGTACCTATTCGTGCAACACCTGTCTTATTAGTTACTGTATCGCTAGGCAATAATAAAACTAATGTAGCATTTACTCTTTTCATTTCATATCCATACTGAGGCAATACTTGGTAAACCTGCCCAAAACATTTTATAGAAATCAAAACAATAAGTAAAGAAAATAATTTTTTCATATAATTTATGTTGGTGTATCGCAACCGTCAAAGTCGCTTGTTACTGTAATATTTGTTGTAAATTCTACCCCTGCTAAGTAATCTTCGTACTTATCGGAAATTGTATTAAAAGGTATTACATCTTCAACCGTATATTCCCTTTTAGTTCCCCTTATCGTTTCTATAACATCGTTTGCTATCTGCAACTGGTCGCTTATAACTTCCTGCTCAAATTCCATTTCTGCACCACTCTTATCTAAAAAGAAAAATTGCACATTGAAAATATGCTGCCTACCTATATTTAACTGACCGCTATTAAGTGAATAGCAGCAAATAGGGTAAACGGGTTGCTCATCTCGGTTTAACCACTCTTTCGGTGTTACGTTTTTTGCCGTCTTTATTATTGGGTTTGCTTCCAACAATGTTTGTATTTCTGCTATCAGTTGGTTGTATGTCATAAAACAATACTTTGTCTATTAATTTTTGTTTATATTTTGCCATATTTATCTATAAGTAAAAGAAAATATTTCGCCACTTCCTACAATATCGCCTGTTGGTAAAGTGCAGGTAGTGCCATTTATTTGTAAATATAATGTGTTTGCCGTTGCTGCGTTTGTAACTCCCTTAACCAAACCCGACCTTGTTGCTATTAACACCGTACTTGATGCAGTCATATCAGGAATAGTAAATGAAGATACGCCAACCGTTGGTGTAATGTACACCGTAAACGTACTTCCATTAGTTGCATTGTTACCACTAAATGAACGGTTTTTGAAATCACTTATATTTCTACCTAAATAAATAGGCGAAGTATAACCCCTTAACTCTGGGAAAATAACATCATAACCTGCACCCGTACTAAAATACTCACTATACATTGTGTAATTTTCACGCAAATAATTAATCATTCTTTGCTTATAGAACTCCGCTGTTGACTTATAAGAACTTGCTATAAGTTCCAAATCGCCTCTTGACGGTGCGTTACTTTCCTCTGAAGTTTTTTGTAAAACACCTTTACTAAAAAACTGATAACCTAAAGCCATTGGCAATAGGCTCATAGTGTACCATACAAGGCTATCTGTAATGTAATTATCCAAAAGGATAGTTTCGTTAACTGTTAAATTATCTGCCTCTACACCAGCCTGTAAACGTAAATAAAGCGTACTACCTAAAGCCGTTTGTAAATACATATCTTGTGCTAACTTAATATGCGGCTTTAGCTGCTTACCATCAATAGCATCGCTTATGCCCGTTCTACTCTTTAAAGTAGTTTCATTTATGAATAAAACATTTGCACTCATAATTAATTATTTTTTCTTACTACTGTTAAAGCAAACCACTTATGCCTACATTGTGGGCTATGTGAGCCATCTTCTCTTGTCCACCATCCACCAACTCTATCATACACAGAATAACCTAACCGCTCACTTATTGTTTCAATATCTGCTCTGCTATAAAGTCTATTTAGGTCTAACATTTTTTGGCAAAATGGTCTTGAGCCTTGTTTGCCACTTTTCATTTCTTCTGCTGATAAATCTGTTCTCCATTCATAACTGTACCTTAATAGTATTTCAGTTGTTGTAGGCTTAGGAGCTTCTATCTTAATATTTGTTGCTGTCCTTTCTACAATAATATCTTCGCCTTGTTTTACATTAGATACGGTAAATATGCCGCCATCTTCCATACTACTTAAAGCCCTTGCTATTACAGCCTTTTCAACTTTCAATGTAGTTGCTAAAACTTCCGTTGTAATTCTTTTATCCTTTTTAATAAGGTTTAAAATATTACTTTCTAATTGGCTTAACTCTTGCACATCGGCAAAGTATTCCGATTGTATTGCATCCTTACGACTTAATTCCTCAAAGCTATTTTTATCTTCACCGAATTGGCTAAACTGCTCTAATAAGGCAAAGTCAATCTCATCTTCCATAGCAAATTGTGCATCGGAACTATTGTCATCTAAAAATAACCCTACCTCGTCATCGTTTATGCCAAAAGAATTTTTAAGCATCATAGCCGCTGCTAACCTTGTTATTTTACCAGACTTGTATTTTCTTACTATCCTTTCTAATTGCTGAAATTTACGCCCACTCATACCTGCTAAATTTTCATTAACAGGTGCTATTGTATTCCCACTTATGTCGGTTGTGTTGTCAATAATTGGCAAAGCACCCGTTGACCTTACCGAAGGTAAAGTATAGTATTTTTGGTCCACACCTAACTTATCCAAAAAGTATTCTCTAGGCATTACATCTAACAATAACTCATCTCTTAAATTAAACCCTAATGGCTCAACTGGTGTTATTTTATAATCACCATTTATCCCTATAAAAAATAATAATTTATTAAATACCTCTTCGTGTTGTTGCTGTCTTTCGTTTACGTAAGTGTTGTTAAAAATTTCGTAACTATCTCTAATCTCACTACTGCCACCCAACTGCCCTTCAGTCTTTATACCAAATAACATTGGCGAAGTAATTTGATGCCCTGCAAAAATCTCTTGTTGGATAAGATTATTAATATTAGTAAAATCTTCCTTAGTAAGCATTGTTTGCGACAATGGTATTACCTCTGCTGCTGTATCTTTACTTTTATTAAAAAACAATAATACCCTATCTCCTTCGCTACCCGTAAACTTCTTTTTAATATCTTTTTCTACTTGCTCTTTTTGCTCCTCATTAGGCTCACCGTTATTTAAGTTGATAGCAGTTGTTGCTACAAACCCGTCCTTTGCATTACCTAATATATGCCTACTTACTTGTACATCACTTTCTATGTAATTAAGTGCTTGATAGTAATTAGGTGTCGGGTAAATTTCATCGCCAGGATTGTATTGCTTTACAAATAATACTTGCGACGGGTTATCCTTATTGTAAGTTCCTGTAAATGCTGGATAAGCCCTAGCCTTTTCTCTGTTATCTTGCCAATCATTTTTTACATAAAAGCAGTTTTGCTCTTTGTTAGTACGTACCTTTTTAAAATCTAAGTGGTAAACATCTTTTATCTTACCCTCTAAATTGTAAATTATTTGTAAATAATAACCGCAAAATATTTCATCATCCTTTACCGCTTTCTTAAATATATTGTTAAAGGTTTCGCCCTGCGTATTTGCCATTAAATCTTTAGGAAAATTAAAGCCTTTGCCGTAGATGTAATTTGACTTGCCTTTGATTATAGCACCGTGCTTAGAACTTTCTTTGTAAAGATTAAGTAAGTAATCGGGGTAATCGTTATTTGCACCATACTGAATGTACCCTTGCCCCTTACGTTCCTCAAACTTTGGTTGCTCTGCTTTGGCAAACTTTACAGAAATCAAGTTATATTTTCCTATGTTATCCATTGTATGTTTTAAATGCGTTAGATTGTTCTGCGTATTCCGTTGGTGCAAACTCTGTTGACGGGTTTAAATACATATATCCCGTTTCAACTATTACACCGTATGTAGGTGAACTTGGATAACTACCCGTAAACTCCCTAATACTATATGAATAAAAGCCCGTTGTTGCTGTACTAAAATAAGTATTAACTACCACACTAGCTTTATCATATCTTGCCGTTGTACTTACGTTTGTAATTGGTATAATAACAACCTCTAAGGTTTCTCTATTTGTAAATGTACATAAAAATTTTGGAACTGATAAGGTTGCATTTTCAGTACCCGTAAAGTATATTGTTTGCGTAAGTCCTTTTGTTAAATTTATCATATTAAAAAACCCCTGCTTTCACAGGCAGGGGCTAAACTTTTAATTGTTATTGTTTATTAACCAGCGGTTTCTAAAGCATTACCTACCGTACTTGATACTACAAAGAAATCTTCTAATTCAGTACCTTCAAACTTTAATACATAACCATTAGCATCACCAGCCGCTGCACCTGTTGCTCCCGTAGAAGCACCTAAATACATTCCGTACTGCTTACCATACATTCTATATGTACCGTCTTTATCTTTAGTTACTATTACTACTTTGTTTTTTGCTAAAGTTGTAATCACGTTTCTAGTGGTTGCATCTCTTTTGTTAATAGGAAAATCTACCATTTGCTCAAAGAACAATGTACCATTTTCTGTTGAACCCGTTGGGTTACTTGAAGCTGTTGCACTTGACTTTGTAGGTACTTCAAACTTATAAAATCTTTTTCCTGTTACTTTAGTAATTCCAGTGATAGTTCCAGAAGCATCAATCATAGTAACATTACCAAACTCGGCAAAGTATACTGCATCAATACCACCAACACCATCTCTACAATCTATCGTGTAACCTGCTGTTATTGCACAAGGCATATTTTTTAGTATTAAAAAAGGGCAGCGTTTTGCACCGCCCTTTTTGGTTAAAAATTATTTATTAAATAGCTGACTTAAACTTAACACACTCATTTGTGAATGCTACGTTAACACCGATTTTCCACTCTGCTCTAAATCTTACATCGTTGTTATCTTCGCTGTACCACATTTTGTAGCTGTTCTCTTCGTTTACTAAGTCAACCGCTAAAGCAATATTTGATACGCTTATAGCATAAGCATCACCTATTGAATTTAAACCGTTTACAGGTACAACTTCGATTGAAGTTCCTGGCAAAGTAAATACTCTATCTTCTTTATCTTGTGGATTGTAAGCATAAAGGTTTAACGCTCTGTAAGCCATTATAAGCAATCTAAACCAATCGTCACCTACAAATATCTTAACGTCACCCTTGTTTAATACTGCAACTGGGATAGCTTTGTAGATACCTTCTGTTGCTGCTATTACGTTAGTTGCGTTAATAGTTGCAATCGCTGAACCACTTACACCTGTGTAACCAGATACGTTAGCATCAACTGGAGAACCTGCATCAATCAATTTAACTAGACCGTCAAACTTATTAAGGTTTGCAGTTGCAGAACCTGTATCACCCTGCCATATTGCAGTTTCTAATTGAGCTGCGATACGAACGTTTTTCTTATCTAAGAATGCTTTTTGGAAATCTGCATTACCAAAATCTTCTGTTGTGCTACCTGCTTTTAAAGCCTCTTGAGTAAAGTAAGCCTCTAAATCTTTAGGGCAAATCTTCTCTTCAACTTTAATCTTACCAACTGTAACTGTACGTTGAGTGAAAGTAGTTGTACCACTTGCATCAAACGAACAACTTTGAGTTGCAAACACAGCGTCCGTATCCATTAACGGAATAGCTTGTGAACTTTTTACGTTTGGTAGTACGATACCACCTTTGATAATTAACTCTTGAGTTCTTGCACCAAAAACCGCAGAGGTTAATAGGGGCTGTACGCTTTGTCTAGTATACGCCGTTAAACTACCTAATGATAATGCCATCTCTTTTTTGTTTTATTTTTTAATTAAATAATATTGTACTTGCTTTTATTTTTTCTGTATCAACTGCTTTAAAAGTATTAGCTACTTTAGCCGCAGGGTCTGCTTGAGCCGCAGGTGCATCCACCATTAATTGCCCAAACTGTAATAATTTTTCAATCATTTCTTTATGCTTACTTAATTCTGTTTTGTAAGCACCTAATTGATTTTCATTTGCTGCAAATCTTTGCTCGTAAGCACTTAACTTAGCTTCGTAAGATGTAAACTTTTCGTTGGTAGAAGTTTCAAATGCTGTAAATTTAGCACCCATATCTTCATAAGCAGGTTTCATTTTATTTGCTTCCTGAACTACATCTAATGTAGGGTCAACCATTTCAGGCATTTGTATTGCAGAGATAACACCGTTATCGCCAATAGTTAATTTATGACCGTCTGCAAGTTCAAGCACACCAACTAAAGCTGGGTTACCATCAATCATTACAATTCCACCAACTTCTAACTTATCAATCATAACCGTACCACCACCCATAATTTCATATTCTTTTGGTTCTGTTGGTACATCCATTGGAGCTGCTGCTGCAACTGGTGCTATTAAATCATTAAACACTTGTTTAACTTTTACTAATATTTGTTGTGCGTCCATAATATATTATATATTTTATTTTACTTTGTTTAAAATTGCAGATAATTGTGCTAACATAGCTTCGGCATTACTAGTAGGTTCTACATAATCAAACAACCCTTCTACACTAAAACCTTGAAATTCGCCTGTTGTAACTTTATTCCATATCTCAGCGTTTTCTATTTTATACATACCAAACCAAGTACCGTCTGGTAAATCGCTATAAGCATCAATAGGCTTTACGCCCCACTTCTCATTTGTAATAAAAGCACCAAACATTGTAACGCCTTCAACCTTTTTCTTAGGGTCGTGCATTTCATTTACATTATTTTGATAGCCTTTCTTTGCAAACTTTATAGCAATGCTTTCAATAGTTTGTGCGGAAAACTTAACATAGTGTTCACCAAACTTATCCGATTGTCTATATATAAGTTGGTTAGGTATCATTAACGGTCCAACTAAAACGTGGTCGCTTTCCGATAATACTTTAAACTTTAACAATTCATTAAAGGCTAAAAAATTCCTTTTGATAGCAGGGCTATCTACTAAAGCAACAAAAGATACTTCTGCATCGTCTTGTTGTTTTTCGTTAATCTGTAATTCGTAAATAGGAAAATCCATACTATATATTATATAAAGTAAAAAGTAATGTTTATTTTTGTCTATGGCTAAATTTGTAAAGCGTTGGCATATTTATTATCTTAATACGGGAACTAAATTAATAGCCATACATTCCCGTTACCATAATTGGGAAGGCTTTTTTATATTCCTTAATTAATACGACTAGCACGATTAAGCCTCCTTATCCGTTCTTGATTATTACTTACATCCGTTTCAAGTACATAGGCTCTATTAGCTGCATTACCAACAGCGTTAATACTAGCTTGACTTAGATTAGTAACTTGTGCTTGTGGTGGTAATGGTGCAGCAGCCGAAACACTTGGCATTGATAAACTAGCACTTCCTGTGCTACCTCCACCGCCACCGCTTTTGGGTACTTGTACTTTAAGTATATTTCTAACCGCTGCAAAACCAGCAAGTCCTGTAACTATTGCTTGTGCTATTGCATATCCTGGAACTGGCACACCTGAAAACGCTTTAAGTTGCCCTGCAATAGCGGAGTAAGTATTTATTAAAGATGCTGCTACTGCCATTGCTTTACCTGCTGCAGTTTCTTTTCCAATTATATCGGATAAAGCAGTTAACCCATCGGCAGTTGCTTTAAGCATTAATTGTCTATGTTCAAATTCTTTTTGTGAAATAGCTTTTTTTGCAGCAGCTCCCTCATCGGTAATTTGTACTAACTTGTTTTTATGATTTTGTTCAAGTAAAGCTAACTCCCCTAACTGTCCAGCTTTTTGTTCTTTCTCAATTAAATAAGCTGCATTCTCTGCTTCAAGTTTAGCCGCTGCAATATTTTCAATTTTTAAATACGCTGCCTCTGGACTATCCTCTCCCGATGCTGCGTTAACCCGTAGCACCTCTGCAAGTTTAGCATCGTTATTTGCTTTTAAATCAACAAGTTCTTTTTCTCTTGCAGCTTTTGTAGTTTCTTTATCTTTAGCCTCTTTTTCTGTTAATAAACCAGCTTGTAATATTTTATATTTTTCGTTAATTAATAACTTTCTTTTTTCATATTCCGTTGCATCTATTTCTTTTTTGTTTAAAAAATCAATCTGTGCATCAATTTCTTTTTGATGCTTATCCTCTAACTCTAATTGAGATTTTGTAAATGTATCTTTTACAGCTAATAGTCTACTTTCTTCAATTAATGCATCTGAATTTTTTGCTTGTTGTAGTCGTACTTCTTCAGCTTTCTTTGCTGCTTCTTCTTTTTTCTTTGCAGCAGCATCTGATGCTGCTTGTCTTTTATCCGAAGCGGATTTATCTATTGAATTAACGCTTAATTCATAACCAGCCCTATCGTTTTTTAATTTTCCTAATGCTTTCTTTTGTTCTTCGATTACTTTGTCAGCTTCTGTTTCAATTTCTTTAGGGTCAAAAAGAAAAGATGCGGCATAATCTGCTACATTAAAATCAATAAGTTTTTCACCAGTAAGTTTTTCATAAACATAATCTACACCTTCAATAATGACTTGTATTCCTGCAGTTGAAAATTTTAAAATCCCTGCTAAAATATCGTGATTTTTTTTAGCGGCAGCTACTTGTGCAGTTTTGGTAATTTGTGCTTGTAAAATACTTTGTTCAGTAGCTTTTATAACTTCATCTGTTTGTTTTATTTTTAACTTTAAAATATCCCTTTCACTCTTACCCTGTAATTTTAAAATGTTATCTTGGTCACCAATAGTATCTAATTTCTTTTGTTGAGCTTTAAGATTATCTTCTGTTAATTTATTTAATCTTTTTTGTTCACTACTAACTCCGCTAACAAATTCTTTAATATCATCCCAATATGCAACAATAGCACCGAGTGCAATTAAAAGAACTCCAATACCTGTTAAAGCAATTCCAGTCCGAATGCTTTTTAAAGCAGCAAGTGCAGATTTACCTAATAAACCAAAACTATCCATAGCCCCTTTAATACCACTAATGCCTTGCTGCAAAGCCATTGCGGATTGAACTTTTAAAAGTAGTTTTTCCGTTTCTTTACTTTGAACCCCTAACACACCCATAAGACCAGAGTAAGCAGAAAACCCTGCCGTAACCCCTTGCAAAGCACCCCCTAACGCTACAAACTTTTTATCGGGGTTAAATGTTTCAGACAATGCTTTAGCATCTCCAATAGTATCTTTTAACCCTGCTACTTTTTTTGCAGCGTTTTGTGCTTGACTTGATGCCAGTCCAAATTTATCAGCCATTGCAACAAGGTCGGCTTGTGCTTCCCTTAATTGTGCTTTAAAGCTGCCTACCGATTGCCCTGCTGCATCTAAGCCATCAACTTTTATTTCTGCTCCTATTACTACTTTTGCCATTTTAATATGTTGTGTTAATTACTCTTAAAAATTCCGCCTTTGTTGTTTCGTTTTCATTAGGTGCATAATCTATTAATTTTTGTAATATATATAAACCACCGTCAATATAAATAAATTTAGAAAAATCTAAATTGTAAATCTCATTATCATTCAATTTAACCATAGCACTTAATAGCCTACTATCCTTATCCGTAATCTCAGCCATATAAGAACTGTAATAAGTATTGAATAAGTTGTTAGAAAGGTTGCCGCTTACTAAAGCAAAATATATTTGCTTAGGCACTCCAA